CCAGCTTCGCCAATCTTGTCGACGAGATCGATTCCGGACTCGAGTACCGCGTTCCAGAAAGCCTGCCTCCTCTCGACCTCGGTCAGCGCCTCAGCCGTTTTCCCGAGCCGCTGCGCGTATTGCTCGTAGGCTTTCTCGGCGTCAACAATGATCCCAAGATTATCTAGGATCGCCTTGGACTGCCGGGCCATGCCGCGCGCGATATCGGAGAAAGCCTCGGTCACCGTCTGCCCGGTTTGCCTGCTCGTCACCTCCGCGATCCGCATCATGTCGACGAGCTTGTCTGCAGGAATACCGAGCATCATCGCTGTGCCGGCACTCTCGATGATCTCGGCCTGTGTCGCCATCCCGCGCGCGGCAGACGAGAGCGCGGAGAGAATGTCCCGCGACGATTTCCCGGCCTTTTGGGCGAGCGACTCGAACGCCTGCTCCTGCCTTAGCAAACGCTCGCCGAGCGCGAGATCCTCTGCAGCAGCAGAGATCGACTGGAGCGCAGCGCGAATGGAGAGCGCGGCGGCAGCGACCTTCGCGCCGATCTCCATAAGCGAAATCCCACGATCGACACTTTGCTGCATGCGAGACATCGAGGTCTCGACACTGCGCTGTGCCTCCGCGAGATCGCGCGAGAGCCGCTGAATCTGCGCCCGGATCTCAACGTATATGCTGCCGACCTTGTCCGCCATGTTTTTTACTAGCGAATCTTCGCGCGCAGCTTTTCTCGGACCATGCGCCAGAAGCGCGTCTTCTCGGCGTTGATCGCGCGCCTCATGTAGCGCGCTGCGCGCGCGCGGCCCGTGTATCGCCCGGTCGTCTTCTGCCTGCGCATCCGCGTTCCATACTCGACGATCTTCGCGTAATACGCGAGCACGGAGCCGACCAGCACAATGAAGCCGCCGTCCTTGTACTTACTTTTTACTTTTCTGACCGTGCTCCGAAGGCGCCCGGGCACGCGCTGCATCCACGCCTTCATGTGCCTGACGCGGCCGAACACGTCGCGATACGTCGGGCGATAGCTCCTCCGATGACTGCCGACCGGCACGGTCGCGAGAACGCGGCGATAGACGCGCTCCGCCGCCTGCGCCTCTTCCTCGGCGCTGATCGAGGCGATCATGCGCGCGATCTCCTCGCCGTGCCACTCGAGCAACTGCGCACGCCCTATGCGCTTGCGCACGGCCACGGCATCACCCCATGGGCGGAGGCTTCGGCGCGATCGACTGCAGCGCAGCCTTCAGGCCGGATTCCTTCTCGGCCTTTCGCCCGCGCTCCTCGGCAATGAAATATGCCTGCCACTCTGCGATCTCCCGCGCGTCCATCTCCGACAGCAACCGGCTGACCGACATGCCCAGCTCGCGAGCGAGCCGGAAGACAAACATCCGCTCGGGCTGGGCGATCATTCCCCCGCGAGGCGATCCACCGCATCGTCGGTCAGGCCGTTCAATTCGGCCGCCGCCGCGAAGACTCGCTGCAGCGCGGCCCCGGATTTCTCGCGCAGCGCCGGCACGTCGTCCGGCGAGAAGATCCGCTGCCCGTGCTCGTCCACGGCGCACGCGACGATCAACGCCTCGACGAGGCCATCGTCGTCGCCTGCGCGCTTGGAGGCCGCGCGCAGAAACGCCTGCCGCGCGGCCCCGGTCATCACGCGCAGACGCACGACGCCTCCCCACTCCGGCACCTCGACGTCCACCGTGCGCGTGTCATCGGCCGCCAAGATGTCTTCTCTACCAAGCAATTTCATCACACCCTCCAATTGCCGGCTAGGAGATCTCGGAGCTGAACGTCACGGCCCCCGTGATGCGGAGCACCGCCTCGGCGCGCGCAACGGCATCGACGCCGCCCGAAATCGTGAAGCCCAAGCAATAGGCGTCGAAGATCGCCTTCGTTCTCGCTGCGTCGGTCGTGCTGTCACTGAACTTGATGACGGCCTTCCGCATCGTGCGCGTTGCGCGATCCGCGCGCATGTTGGTCTGGCCGGTATCCCCGAAATTGAGCAGCATCGACAGCGTCACCTCTCCCTCGTCGCGCAGGCCGACAAAATACTCGCGCGCGGTCGAGCCGAGATGCGTGCGGTCGACGACGTTCGCCCGGCCGCCGGGGCCGGAGAAATCGATCACCTCGCCGACCAGCGCCGACGTGGACGTGGACGCCGAGGTCGATGTGCTCCAGTAGAACTCGGTTCCTTGCGATATGAATGCCATCTCGTTTCCTCCTCGATTACTCCCTCCGCCAAATGCTCACGGAGAGCGTTCTCGTGTATGCGCCGGTCTCCGGGTCGTAGCCGTCCTGCGCCCCGGAGAACGACATGCCCAAGAATGCCGTCGATGCGGCATCGAGCGCATCGACCACGGCGTCGCCGATCGCAATCATCGAGTCTAAGGATGCGGCATGCACGTCGATTGCCACCGCCGCATTCTCGATCCCGACCGGGCCGGCCAAAGAGAGTTCCCGGTGTCCCCCGGCCCGCGAATAGACGACGGCCGGGAGGGTGGCGACCGACGTCTCCGGAGAGGACACCGGGAAGATGCGCGTCGTGAGCGCCATGAGCGCGGTGGACGCAGTCAGCGCGGCATAGATCTCCTGCTCAATACTGCTCACGTCGTCCTCACGGCGACGATGTCGAGCCACCTGCGGCGGCCATCAGCATCGATCGTCGCGGCCACCGAATACCGCGCGCCGTCATACGAGACGACGTCGGACTCGAGCACGGCCTGCGCCGGATAGCGGACCGTGAACACGACGTCCGTCATCGACCAGCGCGCGTCCTGACGATACGCCTCGTCGGACGCCGTCACGCGCACGGCCGCCCACACGGCCGACGAGATCGTCGTGTACTCGATCACGGGCGCGCCAGACGCCGTGCGCGTCGTGGCCGAAGGCCGCATGATGCTGATCCTGTGGCGCAGGTCGCCGATGCTCGGCACCGCTCAATCCCCCCACGGCGGGACGACGTACCCATCGAGCAGACCGTCCACGAGCGAGCGCGGCAGCACGCGCGCCACGCGCGCGCTGATGCTCCCGTAGCTCACGATCTCCCGGTGCTCGTACATCGTCGCCGCGACCAGCATGATCCATTGCCTGATCGGCGCAGGCACCTCGGCCGGCGAGGAATACCCGGCCCAATAGCGCACGCGCACGGCATCCCGACGCGAGGCCGTGTCCGGCCACGTGCTGCCGGACACGGGATAGACCGCGCCGGGCTCGCTGTAGTGATCGACATAGTATGACGTGCTCGCGAGCGCAGTCACCGTCATCGCATCGTCATCGGCCACATACTCTATCGACACATCGCTCGACACCGTGCTGATCGGCGGCATCGGCAGCACGAGCGCGCCGGTCGACGGGAAGCAATCGAGCACGAGCTCCCATTGCTTGCGCACGATCGAGCGCGCGCAATACGTCTCCGCCTGATCGGTCGCCGCGCGGATCATCTGCTCGATGATCCACTCGTCGCCGGGGTCGGAAACGCGCATATACTCGCGCGCCTCAACAAGGCTCACGGGCAGGCTCGTCGTCTCGTCAATCTTCCTCAAGTTCATCGCTTACGCCCCCGGCGCCGATACGTGATGATGCGCGACTCGCTCGGCGCGACGACGGCGCGCTCGACCGTATCCTCCACGTGCGGCACGATCGCGCCGAACGCCTGCAGCCGCGAATACTCCGCGGCCGACAGCTCGACGACGTCACCGACACGCAGGCGCTCGCCCGTGTCCTGATTCACCGCAGGCTTGACGACTCGCCACCTCATTGATTCTTCCACGTCTTCTGAATTTGCTCGATCGCGCTCAACGCGCCGATGTACTGGTCGACCTGCTTCATCGCCTGATCCCGCTGCTGCTCAGCGGCGGCGAGCTTCTTTCGCATCGCGTCCACCATGCCGCGCAGCTTGCGCGCGTATGCCATCTCCTCGACGTCCTGATAGCCGTACATGTAGCGCGTCTTCAGCAGATCGCTCCTGTCCGGGATGATTACTTCCACGCCGCGCCCTCTAGCAATCCCGATGAAGTACTCGCACGACGGCCGCTGCCAGTGATACTCGGTGTCCACCGCGAGATCGACGCCGTACAGGCCGATCACGCGGAATCCCTCATGCAAAGCCAATGCGATCTGGTAGGAAATCGTGTTCGTGAAGTAATTTCCGAACTGCGCGACGATCTGCCGGATCGGGTACTCGACCGCAGTCGGCACGAGCGGGCACGGGGCCTGCATGTACACCGGGACGCCGAGAGCGGCCAACGCCTGCAGATACTGATCGACACGCATGCCTCTGAACGTCTCGTCTCCGCGCCGCAGCCACTTGCCGCGAAACTCGAAGTGGTGCAGATCGAACCAGCGCGTCCAGCGCTTCCCCGGCATGCTGAGGAATAGATTATTGACGCCCCATATCTCCCAGCTATCGTCATCGTACGGAGCCTCGTCTCTGTGCTCCGTGCAGCCGACGATCGCCACCTTCCACTTTCGCGGGATCTTGATGTCGTCGCCCATTATTCCCTCCACGATTGCTTACTAGTAAAGCCCGGCCCGCGAACGGGCCGGGCTGTTAGTCATTAGCTCGCCACCGCGGCGATCTGGTCAAACGGCAGATACGATCCGTCACGCAGCCCGACCACAGACATCTTGACGACGGTGCTCGCCGTGCTGCAGCGGAGGCCGATATAGCGGGCGTCAACGTCAGCCTCGTCCACGTCGAAGATGCCGACGGCACGCAGCACCGCGCAGGCCGGGACATCCGAAACGGTCGTCCCGAACGAAAGCCCGCCCGGCACGTTGTCTCGCAGCTCGGCGACGAGCGAAGCGGTCGTGTCGGTCGTGAGGTTGAGCACAGAACCGAAATTCCGCGTGCTCTGGAGCGCAGCCTTGAGGGAATCCGCCGTGAGCTGAAGCCCCGTGTCAACCGTGCTCCCGACCGTGCTCCCGTAGTAGACGACAGTGGTCCACGCGTTGGACGCGAGCAGCGCGGTCGAAGTGGTATAACTAAATGTCCTGTAATTGCTGCCGAGCCCGAAACGGAAGGAATTACCCGTTGTGGTCGCCGAGCTCATGGTCAGCTTGACCGAGCGCACGCCGTCAGATGCGGAAATCGCGGAAGACGCGGCAGGGCCGACGCGCAGGCTCGCGACGGAAGACCCCGCCGAATCGATCGCAGACGAGGCCATGAGATCGACAGTCACGCCGCTCGACAGGCCGGCCGTCGAGAAGATGTTGACCACAAACGCCCCGTTCGTAACGCCGGAATAATCCAGCATCACGGTCTGGTCTGTCTGCGCCGACGTCACCTCGAGCAGATCGGCGTCGATTTTTACTCGTTCACTGATTCTGGCCATTTTGAGCCTCCTCGATATTTTTACTGCTGACTAGTAATCAGCTCAGGACGACGAACGGGCTGACGGTGCTTCCGCCGCCGATGGAGAGCGGAGCGTTCAGCCACGGCTTGCCATCCACGTTCCAGAAGACCTTGATGACTGTCTTGTTCGACGTGAAATGCACGTGCTCGCTCGCGGCGACGAAAGGCCCGGAGCCGTCCTTGATCAGATAGTAAGAAAGATCCGCAAGCACGAGATCGCCCTTGGTCCCCAGCGCAGGAGACGCATCGCGGAAGATCACAGGCAGACCGAGCAGCGTCGGAGGCACGCCGGCCGCGGCATTCTGGACCCACAGGTTTTCGTTCGCGCCGCCCTTGATTGTCGCAAGCTGTGGAATGCAGGTCGGAGAAGCAATCCACACAGGAGCCCCGCCCTGCTTCATGCGCGCGTACATCCCAACGACGTCCTCGTAGGAGATCGCATTCGCCGTCGCACGCGAATAAGCAATCGAGGCTGGCGCATCGACGATGCCGATTGGCTTCCCGGCGCCGTCGCCGGAGAAGAACGCATCCTCCTCCGCGCCGATGATGGCACCGCGCATCAGCCGCTCGAGAGTGGCAGACGCGGCCTCCCAGTTGCGGAGCAGGCGATCCGTGACGGTGATGTAGCCCGCGACCTCGTGCGGCTTCATGGTGACCAACCGCAGATAGGCCTGCGTCTCGGGCTTCGCCTCACCCTCGCCGATCCAGCTGACACTCACGCCGCCGTACATCCCACGAGCCGCAGACTGATCGAGCGCAGGAATCGGAAGCTCCGCATCTGGCGGGGATCCTGCAGGGATCACGGTCGCGCGCGGCCTGAAGATCGCGGCCTGCGGCTCGACCATGAGCAGACGATCGAGGAATTGCGGCGGCACGGCGAAACCGCCTGCAGCGCCGACGTCCATGCTCTGCCCGCGCGTCTCGGAGTAGAGATCACGCAGCCTGCGGTCGTCCTGACGATAGACGACCGAATGAAGAAATTCGCCGAGCGAGCGGAATTCCTCGTCGTTCGGCGCGCGGTACAGCGCGGCCTTTAGCGGGAGCCTGCTCTTTTCCTTCTGCGCTGCGGCAACCTTCTCGAGCCGCTCGCGGCGATCGATCTGCTTCCGCAGCACGTGTGTCGCCTGATCGAGCGACTCGAACTCGCGCTCCTCCTCATCGGAGAGATCGCGCGATTCCTCATCGGCCATTGCGAGCAATTCGTTCATGCGCGCCACGACCCGCTCGTGCTCTGCGCGCAGCTCGTCGAGTGTCTTAGCCATTTCTCTTTTCTCCTTCTTTTCTCGTTCTTTCGTTTCCTGCTCTCCGGCGGCTTCGCCGCGCGGATCGTTTGGTCGCCTGATCCCGCGCGCATGCTCGACGGCACGCGCGCTAATGTCTGTCGACTGATAGGCCGGGAACGTCACCGGCGACACCTCCCAGAGATCAACCGCCGTCAGCACGCGAAGAGGCTTCGGCTGATCCAGCTCCTCCCACCGCTCGCCGCCGGCCGGCACCGTGAACGCGAAGCTCATCTGCGAGACGTCACCGCGCCGGATCACGGCCCACGCATCCTGCGCGTACGTCGTGTCCGGCAGCACGGCCTCGATGTATAGCCCGCGCCCGTCCTCGCGCAGCTGGAGCGTCCCCGCGCGATTTCTGGCCAGAGGAAAATCCGTGTTGTGGTTCCAGACCATGCGAACGTCGTCCTCGGCGATCGTCCGCGCAAACGCGCCGGGCTCGATCCGCTCGCGGAACCAGCCGAGATCGGCCTCTACGCCGAACACCGCCGCGTGGCCGGACAGCACGCGCGGCGCGCCGTCGTCGCGCAGCTCGGCAGCAAGCGGCGCGTGATAACATCTGCGCTCGAGATCAGGTATCGACATTACTACCTCCGGGAGTAATCGCCGGGTTTTCAAACACGTCACCTCCCGGCACGGGGTTAAGATTTTCCAGCGCGCGCACTTCGTTTCTCGTCATCCACTTGTTTTGCAATGCTGAGGCATAGGCATCATAGCGGCTCTTCGTGTCGCCACGCATGAGCGCATCGATGCGAAACTCGGGGAAGTAGCGCTGGTCGCTCTCGAACAGCGACACGTACGCAGACTGCTCGATGCGCGAGCACCACGGCCTGATCGTGTGCTGGGCAAAGGCCAAGAAGAATTGCTCCGCGCTCGCATACGTCGCCGTCTTGTCGGCGTGCCCGATCATCACGCACGGCACGCGGAAGATGCGCGCGATCTCTTCGACCTGAAATTGCCTAGTCTGTAGATATTGCGCGTCCTCGTTAGAAAGCGTTACGGGCTGATAGCTCAAACCTTCCTCGAGCAGGATCAGGCGGAACTTATTCTCGCCAGCAATACTCTGCTGCAACCAATCGCGCAGCTCGCGCTTCTTGTCCGGCTTGAGCCGGCCTGGGTATGACGCGATCCCCGTCGTCTGCGCGCCGTTCCGGAAGTAGCGCAGGCCGTGCGTCTGCGCCTCGATCGCGAGGCGGATCGTTTCGCTCGCGACCTTGATGGGGCTCATGCCGACGATGCCGTCGCTCGAGATCCCGCGCAGATGCCACATTTCCTCCTGCGCGAGCAACACCTCGCCGCCGTCGCGCCTGCGGTAGTAATACGAGACCTGCGGCTCATCCATCGTCCCGTCGACCTCGACGCGCATCGCGTCCGGGTTGAGCGGGATCAACGCCGCGATCTCGCCGTCGCCTCCGCGCAGGATGTGGACGTAAGCATTTCCACGCAGGCAGAGGTGCGCGCAAATCGTCTCGATGAATTCAAACTTGGTCTGCAAGGGGTTGGGCGAGTCGTGCAAGATTTGGTAGAGCGGATGATCAGCGGCAACGCGCTTGCCTCCGTCCTGCAGGCGCTCGTACACCATAAGCGGGATCGATGCGATCGTCTCCGAGATCACGCGCACGCAGGCGAACACGGCCGAGACGGAGAGCGCCTCGCGCGCCGTGCCGAGCCCGTATTTCTCGGCGAGTACTGCGAGCCAATGCCTTTCGTCCGACACGGACACGCCGCGCCGAAGCACGGATTCCACGGCATCACGCGCGCGCTCGATCAGCCCCATCGCATGGATCCCCTTGGCGAGCAATCATACCACGGCGGATTTCTCATGTCTACTAGACAATCAAAAATCGTATGTGACGCTCCGCTAGGGCTAAAGCCCTGCGGCTTCTTGGGCAACCCCCGCCGCCGCAGAGGTTAACGCCCAACGGCTGCGTCCCAGCCGAAGAATGTCAGCGCAATAAGCGTCCAGCCGAAGCGATAGTCGGATGCGTCAGGCATCCCGCCCCACGCGCGGCCCTTGTTATAGGCCGCGACGACCTCGAGGCCCCATCGCTCGTCGATCCTGTATCCGAGCCCGCAGCCTGCATGCAGAAACAGCCCGTGCGGATGCCCGAGCTGCGAGCTGTCCACGTAGAGCCACCCGGCGCCGCCGCGCACGAACGCCTCGACCCCATCGACGATCTCGATCGCAGGCCGCGCGTACATGGCAGCCGCATGGACGTCCACGTCGATATCGCGATCCAGCCCGTACTCCGGGCGATAGTCCGGGTGGTACGTCTTCGCGCGGCTTCTCTGCCTCAGCAGAGAGTAGGAGTAAAACGCGCCGGCGGAAAGCCAGCTAGTAATCCTGCGCTCCACGCCAGCGTAGACCGCGAGGCCGCTATCGAACGAGTCG